GAACGAAATCACGCTCGGCGGATTCAACGACAAGATGTTCGAGACGGTGCGCGGCACGATAAAAGAAAATCTATACGAGGCCGTGGACGGCGGCAAGGGCGCGGCGGAGATCGCGCGCCAGCTCGGAAAGGAACTGCGCGCGAAGTTCAATGACTTGCCGAAGGAGGCGAACAATCGCCTGATGCTGTGGGCGCGCACTGAGGGCTGCGTCGTGCAGAACGACGCGCTCATGGCGCGCGGTGAAGATGTAGGCATGGACGGTAAGATATGGCAGACGGTGGGCGACTCGCGAGTACGCGACGCGCACATTCTGAACGAGGCGGCGGGCGTGATACCGATCGCAGATATGTTCCCTGATGGAAGTACGGATGGCGGTGCAGGAAGTGTGTCACCATATTTTTGTCGTTGTGCAGTAGGCCCTGCGCTGCTGCCATCGAAGCGCGGCAAGAAGGAAGAGGACAAGCCGAAGAAACCAGAAGCGGCCGCGCCGAAGGCACCGACCGTGCCGCGCGTGCCGAAAGTACCAAAGACACCAAAACCAACAGGAACGACGGTAAACATATCGCGTGCCGATCTTCCAGATGACGCCACGCCGTCCGAGGTATTCGATGCCTTGAAGGAGGCGTATGATGCGAAGATACCAATAGATTCCGATACGAAGAAGGCATTGGACTGGTACATTGGCGGCGGCTCTGTGGACATGAATGCCTTTCTAAGAGGCACCGCCGCAGTTGCGGACCTCGACGTTGACACGGCGAAAAACACCAAGCTCATACTGAACCACATCGCGAAGGCGCAGACAGGGGAGGCGCTAACGACGTATCGCGGTGTTGGCGCACAGTTCGTGGAGAACTTCGACGCGGCGAATCCCGCTGCGATCGTTGGTGAAAAGTTTAAGGAGGATGGAATAGTATCCACAGCCTTTATGGAAAAGAAGGCAGCCTTCTTCGCGGATAAAAATAGGAGCGGTATTATCTTCGAGATCGATATGCCGAAGGGAAGTAACTTCACCATTCCTCCCGGATTTGAGAACGAAATACTTCTACAACCGGGTGAGTTTGTAATTACTTCTTACGAGGGACTTGTAGATACTCCTCAAGGCGTTGCGCACAAATATAAAATTACAAAACTTTAGAACTGTTGACACCGATCTGCCTTTGCCCGTATGCTCTTGCTAAGGGACCCGCGCGACCGCGCGACTATTCAAGCACCACCAGTTCACACAAGGGAGAACTGAAAGATGTCGACCGAAACCATCACGAGCGAAGACACGCTGAAGAACGCGCTCGGCGGCATGTACACTTTCGAGATCGTCGAGAAGGCGAAGAAGAAGGATGAAGTCGTCGTGAAGGGCTTCGCGAGCTTGCAGGGCACCGATCGCGACGGCGACAACATCGACCCTGCGCTGTTCGACATCGAGGCGTACATGAAGAATCCCACCGTGCTCTGGCAGCACAACATGTGGAAGCGCAAGAACGGCAACGAAGTTCCCATCGGCAAGACGCTGAAGATGAACGCCGTCGAGGTCGCGCCCGTGGAGGGTGACGTGAGCAAGTTCAATCTCATGGACTTGCACACTGGCGAGTTCGTCGAAGAGGTGGACGTGGAGCGCTACCTCGTGAAGAGTGGCGACCGCGGACTGTTTGTGCACGTGCAGATCACGGAGCCGGACGTGGTCGAGATGGTGCACGAGAAACTCGCGAACGCCTTTTCATGGAAGGGCGCGCTGCGCAAGTCGCACGCGAGCGGACGCCTCAGCATTGACATGTGGGAAGTCTCCGTCGTGAACGTGCCCGGAAATGGCCGCAGCCTGTTCACGATCGCGAAGTCCATCGCGAACGCGCTGAACGGACTCATGGCGACGATCACGAGCGACATGCGCGACGTGTGGCTCATCTCCGGCAACGAAGTCATGATCGACGCGACCACGGAAGAAGCGAAGTATGCAGTCGCGTTCACGGAGAAAGGGTTCGGCGGCGTCATGTTCATGCCGCACGGTCTCGTGCGTACCGTGGAGGAGGCGCGTGCGGTGGCGAAGAGCGTCACGGCGAAGAACATGGAAGAGCGCGGAGTGGTATTGCTAAAGCCCACAGGAAAGCGTACCATGAGCGGCAGTGACATATTCGAGGTTGAACTCGTGGAGACGGAAGCAGTGAACGCAACGGACGACACGATCGTGAAGGATAAGCAAAAACCAACAGGAGAGGAGTTGTCTCTCCTGAAGCGCTTGGACATGGCGCGTGCAGAGGCGAAGGCAGGCACGAGCGATGTTCCGGTAGAAAACACGCGCGCCGTTGAAGAGGCCGCGTCTCTGGAAGGAGGTGAAGATATGGATCAGGAAGCGATCATGAAGGCAATCAACGGCGTAGCAACGTCCGTTGGCGAACTCGGTACGAAGGTCGACAACTTCGACAAGCGGCAGACTGAGTTCGAGAAGAAGCTCGCAGAGCGCGAAGGCACCGGCGTGCAGGCAGAAGTAGTCACGAAGACTGTGGAGACGCCTGCGCCCGCGACGAGCGCGAACGAAGTTGCGAAAGCAACGGAAGGAGCGCCCGCGTCTTCGGACTTCGAGAAGAAGTTGTTCGACGCGATCAGCGGCATCGACTCGAAGGTTGGTGACGTGAGCAAGCGCGTGGACGAACTCAACAGCAAGCAGGACACCTTCGAGAAGCGCCTCGGCAAAGTCGAGGATACGCCGACCACCTCCCGTGCAGCGGTAGACGACGATGCGGCGGAACTCGCGGAGTATGAGAAGCGTTTCAACGCGCTGCCTGCAGAGGAGCGTGCGAAGGTAGAGCGCGAAGTCGGCCTTTCGTTCCTCGGAATGAAGCTCGGCCCGCCCATGATGAACGGCGCAGGCCGGTAACGCAGCAACAAACTCGCCGCGAGTGGCACCACTCGAAGGCGACACCAAAAAGTTTTGGATAGAGAGGAGGTGTAAGAATGAAAAATCCTTTTGCGCAAATTCTGAAGCACGCGCTGGATGGTCAGGCGGAGACGATCCGCATGTTCCAGAAGGCGGCGTTGCAGACGACGGACTTTGGCACGAACCAGCTCTCGCGCGATGAAGCGGACATGTTCATCAGTGAGGTTGTGGCGCGCTCGAAGTTCTTCGGTCTGTGCACGATCTGGCGTACCAACGCTTCTTCGGGACAACTCAACTTCTTCGATCTGCCCGATTACATCATCGAGCACGCTGATGAGGCGGAGGACGTAACCGAAGGCAGCAAGTTCCGCCCGACGTTTCGCCGCTGCCGCTTCGTGACGGAGAAGGCGCGCGCCGCAATAGACATCACTCGCGAGAGTGACGAGGACAACATCGAAGGGCCGGGTTTCCGCAGCAACCTTATGAGTGCTGTGACGACCAAGGTAGCGAATAACCTCGAAACCCTCGGCTGGTCTGGTGACGAGAATCAGGCGGGCACGGATTCGTACAGCAAGTTGCTGCGCGTGAACGATGGTTGGCTCAAGCAGCTCACCACCGCGAACGGTTGCAACGTGACTACGGGTGGCGGCGCTCGCTTGTCCTTCAAGTTGCTTGATCGTGTCTATGCATCCGTGCCTGTTCAGTACAAGACGGACGAGTGGCGTGCGCGTGCTCGTTGGATCGTTTCGCCTGACAGCGCACTTGCGCTCGTGACGGACGGTTCGACCCGCGCGACGAATCTCGGCGATCAGCTTCGCACCACGGGCACGCTGCCTCCGGTGCACGGCATTCCGTTCGAGATCATCAACCAGTTCCCGCAGACCAACGCGATCAGCGGTACGGCGTCTCTCGGTAGCCAGCTTATTCTTGGCGATCCGAAGAACTTCGTGGCCGTGATTCAGCGGCAGGTTTCGTCGGAGTGGGAGCGTAAGCCCCGCAAGGACTTGGACGAAGGAACGATCTACACGCGTACGGACTACGTGGTGAAGAAGTTCGACGACCTCGTCTACTGCGACGACATCTCGGTCGATCCGGCAGTCGCCCTGTACACGTAATGGCAACGCTGCCTAGCAGCGATAATTACACCCCATGAGGAAAACTACTACACATGAATCCAACTGCAACGGGTTCAGCCTTGTGCTGGATCAAGCTGGTGCGCGGCCAGAAATATAACTTCAAAGAAGAGGGGTTGCTTTTCGACTACGACGTTCCGAAGGAAGTCCCTCTCTCGGTATTCATCGCGCTTAAACCGACCGGCTCCTTTCTTCGCGTGAACGAGGACGGCACGCCGTATCGCGAAGACGCGATCGCAATCGACCCGCAGTCATACAAACCCCTTCCCCTTCCCGGCTATTCACAAGCAGGCAACGGCGGCGCATTCACGACGAAGGACTTCTCCCATCTTGAAGGCCCTCCGCGCACGCTAAAAAACTCCATCGGTCCCGACGACGATCTCAACGGCAAGAACATCCTGCTGCGCCGCTTCGGCGGAATAGGCGATGTTGTATTCATTGCACACGTGGCGCAAGAAGTGAAGTCGCGCTGGCCGAAGTCGCGCGTCACGCTCGCGGTGTCCGACGAGTGCATGGAGTTCGCCGCGCTGTTCGACGCCGTCGACGACGTGGTGAGCGTGAACCAGTCCGGCGACTACGCGATCGTGAGTCAGCAGGATTACATCATCCCGTTCCACAAAGTAATCGAGCACAACCACGACTACCAGCGAGACTTCTTCGACGCGCATTGGGAACGCATCGGCTTTGGTTCAAAAGCGCCGACCGACTTGCCGCTGCTGAAAATCAATCGCATACTTCTGAATGACAGCACGCGTCGCGAGGCGTCGCGCTTCCTGCAGCAGAATGGCGTGGGCGACTTCGAGTACGTCGTGCTCATGCTCGGCACTACCAACCCGTTGAAGCGCTATCCGTTTGACTATCTCAAAGGAGCCGCGGAGCTGCTCACGCGCAGCACGGAGTCACGATCGGGGACGTACGTCGTGTGCCTCGGCAGCAAGTCGCAGATATTCGATCGCATGTTCAAGCCGCTGCCTGAATGCGCGTCGAAGATATGCTCCAGCCTGTCACTCCCGCTCGCGGTCAGCGCGGAGATCGTACGTCGTGCACGCTGCGTGATCGGCGTCGACACAGGGCTGGTCCAGTTCGCCGCATCCATCGGCGTGCCAACCGTCTCGTTGTGGGGGCCGATCGATCCGAAGTTCACCACCTCGCACTACACGCGCACGAAGCAGGTCGTGCTGCACGCGCACGGTAGCTGCCAGCATCTTCCATGCGGCACGCTCAACCTCGCGCGCTGCCCGTACTACAAGGCGGACGGTACGCGCTGCATGAAGGCGATTCCGCCACAGGCCGTCGCGGACGCCGTGAGCCAGCTCCAGCGCTTCAACGTGCATCCCGCCGACGCGCTCGACACGAGCGAGCTGTCCATCGGCGGCACGTCGCTGCGTCTCGCCGCTCGCGAGGAGACACAGACGACGCGCGTGAAGGTCGCCGTGCTGCTCGACAACGCGCACATGCACTCAGGAGGCGGCCACTACTTGTGGAACAACGCTATGCTCATGGCGCGCGACCCGGAACTTGACGTAACCGTGTTCACGGACAGCAAGCAGTGCGTCTACGAGGGCCGCGATACGCGAGCTGTGGTACGGCTAGGCGCGATAACACGAGGCAAGGCAGAGTATCACTCTATCGAGGGTCTTGATGCGTCCTACGACGTTGTGGTGGCCGGGCCGCCCCATCTCGGAGAACTTGTCACGAAGTGGAAGCGCGAGACGAATCCGAACGGCGTGACGGCTCTCGCCGTGTATGAGACTCCGGGCATGATTGCGAACCATCGCGCGGGCCTCGACACGAAGGAAGAATTTTGGGCGGCATACAAACAAGCACTTCACGAGTGCGACTACGTGTGGTGCATCTCCAAGCCCGTGCGCGATGCGTTTTATGACTGGGATGCGCGCTTCAAGGACAAGAAGGTCACGACGGCAGACCTCGTATATCCGACCGTGAACTCGTCCATGTGCGATCTCATACGCGGAAACATGCCGCTGTGCGATCCGAAAGATCGCGACGACTCGGTCGTGGTCATCGGGCGGAACATGCAGTACAAGAAGATGGCGAGCGCCGTCGCGCTAATTGCGCACAACGTGCTCGGCCCACGCGCGCTGACGACGGGCCGCCCGCACGTGCTGACGGTCATCGGCGACGGCGTGGCCGCGATGAAGAACATGCTCCAGCCGCCCGCGAACGTAACGGTGGAATACCTTGAGAACGTAAGCGAGCACGACAAGTGGTACAAGCTGCGACGCGCGAAGTGCGTCATCCACCCAAGCGACCTCGAAGGATTCGGCATCGTGGTTGCGGAGGCGATGTACGCGGGGACGCCGGTCATCGTGCAGGCGCTTCCGGAATACGTCGACTCGTTCTCCACGTTCCCTATCGGCTATCGCACCGACGAAGAGCTGACGCTATACGCGCTGAACATCCTCAGCGACTGGGACGACGACAGCGACAACATGCGCGAGTTCATCGAGCAGGCGCACACGTTCACGAACGCGCGCTATTCGGAGCTGGCAATCCAGAAGCGCATGCGCAACTTGTTTGTGCACCGCAAGAAACTACAGCTCGTGAAGAAGGTCGCGTCAGACCGCGCGTCGAGCGATCGCGTTCGCATCGCATCGGAACATCTGCGCGTCGCAGTCGTCACGTCATGGGATACGCAATGCGGCATCGCGGAGACGACGCAGCAGGTCGCGAACGAGTACAAGTGCGCGTATAAAATCTTCGCGCCCCGCGAGCAGCCCGCTAACTTGCTCAAAGAAGACGCCCGCGTAGTGCGTTGTTGGGATCGCGCGTTCGTTGCCACGCGGGAGCTGCGCGACGAGCTGCTGAAGTTCAAGCCGCACGTCGTGCACTTCCACCACGAGTTCAGCTTCTACAAGGACGAGGGGCGCTTCTTCGCGTTGCTTGCCGATCTCAAGGGACTCGGTATCAAGACGATCGTCACGGCGCACACCTACATGCCGTCCGCGTACTTCGATAAACTGCATGCCGCCACCGACCACGTCGTGTTCACGAAGTCGCATGACGGACTGCCGGACAATACGTCGATCATCGATCTACCTGTTCGGCAAGTAAAACGCATGTCACCACTGGACGCGCGTCGCGAATTGCGTTTATCGGAGAAAGGCTTCTACGTCGGCACCGTGGGCATGTGGGTGCCTCACAAGGGCTACCTTGAGTTCCTCAATACACAAGACGACGTGTCGCTTCGCAGCGGCGCGGACACGCGCTACGTGCTCGCAGGATACGCCAGTCCGTACACGCGCTACATGAGCGACATCGTCACGCTGCACAAGGCGCGCTTTGATTCGGGCCGTGCGATTCGCCGCTGCGACTTCATGAGCGAGGACGTACTCCAGAAGTACGCGTCGTCGTGTGACGTGTTGGTTTACAACTACAACGTGAACTCGCACTTCAGCGCGAGTGCGGCGGTGCGAGAAGGCATGGCGGCGGGGAGGCCGATCGTATGCTCGCACTCCGCGTTGTTCAGCGAGTTCGAGCACGAGAAGCACGTGCTCAAAGTTCCGTTCCAAGATCACGATGCGCTCGTCTCCGCGATCGTACGGCTGCGCAGTGACCCGCGTTTGTGCGCGGAACTTGTTAAGAATTGCGATGCGTATATTGAGAGGTGCGGCGCCGAGAAGATCGCGCGGCAGTACTCGTCGCTTTATTTGCGTCTTGCCACTGACGGTCATGTAGACGCCTTATGACGCAAGGAACGACGAGTGTTATTTGCTTGCTCGGTACGCGTTGCCCACCGGCAATTACTTGGCGTGTAGTGCCCGTCATTGTTAATGCGATCGATAGAGTGCTCGCTCGTCGGCGGATTGCCCATATCGGCGTAGAATTTTTCAAAGGAGGAGTACCACTCAACGCATATACCGATGCCGCGTCCGCCGTAGTTAGGAAAACTACTCACGTTTTTATTAAAACATCTATTCTTCATCGTCGCCCATACATAAAAGAGTCTAGTGCGACTCATACCGTGTTTTCTGTTCGCCTTTTTTGTTTGATCTTTTCCATAGCAACCGCAGCTCTGTGTGTGACCGGAATTAAGATGACCGCCGCTTACTTTAGTTTTTTTTCCACAGTCACACAGGCAAAGCCAGAGGGAGGACTTTCCTTTTTCCCTAATCCTAATTTTGAAAAGACGAAGAACAACCAAACGCCCGTATCTTTTTCCCGTGCGATCAATGAAACTATTGCTTCGTTTACTTCTAGCCATTGTGCGAGTCTCCTTTATAGGCTCGTGCTTAGGTTAGGGTCGTTGGTAGATTACAGTCTACCTTCGACCCGAATATTATATATCAAAAACTATTAGGAAAAACACATGCCACACCGTATCACAGTAGGAATATCATCATACAGAAATCGCGGGCATCTCGAAAATCTGCTTCAGTCTATTCGGCAGTACACGTTTCGCGACGACCCGGAGTTCGACATCGTCGTGTGTGACGACGGTACGAGAAGCGTCGATCATCCAAGCGCGCAGAAACAATACGAGTCGACCGTCGATGCATGCACGAAGTTCGGCGCAACCTTGATCGAACATAGCATGAACTACGGTATCCCTACCGCGTGGAATCATCTCGCGGAGTCGCTCGAAGGTAAGAGCGAGATCATGATCATACTTAATGACGATCTCACCATGCCGCCCGACTGGATCAAAACGATGGTGCACTTCCTCGACACGAACAAAGACAACCCGCACGTGGGCAGCGCGTACTGGTTGCCCGTTCAGCCGGTCGATCTTGAGATGCAGCGCCTACTCAATCCACGTCTCGGCCACACGCTGTTCCGCTTCACCGATCAGGTCACAGGCAAAGACATCGTCAGCAAGCATCCGAGCGACTGGGGAATCCCGTCGACGCAGAACGTCGGAGACGATCACGGGCTTGGTCGCGTGATGTGCATGATCGGGTGCTGCTTCGGCATACGTCGTGAAGTGTGGAAAGAAGTCGGCCCGTTCGACGAGCGCATGACTTCCTTCCACGAGGAGAGCGATTGGGGAACACGCTGCGCGTCTAAGGGCAGGGCCGCGATCGCGCTGCCCTACCCGAAGCCGTACCACGCGCACTCCGCGACGTTCGGCGCGAATCCTGAACTGCAACCTACGCCGCGCATGATCGCGAGTCGCGCGCTGTACCGTGAGAAGTGGAACGTGCCTTCTGAGGTCGGGCCGGACGACTACTTCAACTACATGAACCGAAAGCTCATGCCGCAGATACCGGACATGGAATTGAAGTACCTGCGTCCTGACTACACGCTTCCTCCAGTCGAGCGCGAGCAAGCGGGCGGCGAGATCATAAAGACGCCCGCGCTCGTCGAGTGCACGCAGGTGCTCGGTCGCATGGAAGGAGTGCCGAACTGATGGGCATCGAGATAATCGGAAGAGACGCCGTCGCCTTCGGCCCTGTCAAGGTGTTCGTCGACTTTGCGAATAAAATAATCAATCTCAACGGAGTCGAGTTCACGTTCGACTTCCTTGAGCAGATGCACGGCGCGCAGTTCAGCACGTACAGCTTCCGGCGCGGCGAGCTGCGCCTGCAAATTCACACGGTCGTTCCGAAGAAAACAGTCGACAACGCGCACCCGGAGGATAGGTGCGAATGCTGCGGCGGAAGGAATATGGCGTGGCACGCGCCGTCACCGATCTGGAACCAAGTCATGCGCGACGCGAGCGGCAAGGAAAAGTGGGGAGGCATCGTATGCCCTGCGTGCTTCGCTGACATCGCGCAGCGGGAAGGAATAGACGTTCCGTCGTGGTGTCTCACGATACACGAGGAAGATCGCAAGCAACTCAAGGCGTGCAACTCCGGCTTGAGCATGCGAATCTTCGACTGGATAAAGTGCCTGTGGCAAGAAGAGGGGACAACATGATCGACACGAGTGCAGTACGAATCGACAATGCGGACAAGCAACCGCTCTACGTGCCTGAGTCGCTGCTCGTGCGCGTGAGTGCGCGCTGGAGCCACGAGGTCATCAACTTCATTCCAGGCTTCGAGTACTGGAAGCTCGACGCGCGGCGCGACTACCGCAGACCAGACAACGTGACGGGACATCAGCAGCGCGCGTTCGATCACTACTGGGCGTGCCGCATGTGTTTGCTCAACGGTAAGGTCGGACTCGGCATCGGCACGACGGAGTGCATGGGCATCTGCACGTTCGGCACGGACAAGTTCTGCGGCACGCCGCCCGACCCTACACGCTACGGAAGCAGCTACGGCTACCCGCACATGAAGGCGGACGCGGACCTCACGCTTCCGTTCTACGACAACAAGTTCCCCGCCGTGTTTGCGAACCACGTGATAGAGCACCTCTCGCATCCGTGGTTCAGCATCAACGAGATGCTCCGCGTGTGCGAGCCGGGAGGCGTCGTGTGCCTCGTCACGCCGGACATGACGTTCAACCGTCGCGGCACGATCGATCCGACGCACGTCTACGAGATGAGCGCGGACCAGTTCTACTTCGAGTGGGAGAAGGAACGCGCGAACATGCCGCCGCACGAGATCATCGAGTTCAATACGTTCGACAACAACTTCTCATTCAACGTCGTCATGAGAAAATCATGAACGTACTTTGGTTGACGCATCCTGAGAATGACTACGGCGCGAGCATGCTCGTGGATTGCTTCACGGGCGCTAACTCCGGCGTGACGAACATCGACTTCTATCCGCACAAGTGGCAATACTTCGACGTTCTCCACAAGTACGAGCTGCCGAACATACTCAACGGCTGCACGGGGCCGACGCCGTGGATGAGCAAGATTGACGACGGCCTCGTGCGCGGCCTGCTCAGTGAAGAAGTGAAGAGCGTTGGCAGCTACGGCGTGATCGACAAGGCATGGGAGCGCATCGTCGCAGAGCGCCTGCGATTAGATTCGTACGACTTGATCGTGCTGGAATCGCAGCGCATGTTCGTGCAGGTCGCGATGAACGAATTAAACCTATCGCATTGGGTATCGAAGCATGGAACGCCCGTGCTGCTCATGGATGCGGAAGATGACGACGGCATGCGCTTCCGCACGGCGAACCTGCGCGTCGACGTGGTACTCAAGCGCGAGTACACGTCGAAGATAAGTACGCAGCCGGAGTGCATGCTCGGCGGCGATCAAGACGCGAAGCTCGTGCTCGCGTTTCCGTTTCTCATCACGCGCGGCATGGAGCGCGCGGCGAGCTGCTATTCGTTCAAGGACAACTATGACTTCGTGATGCTGTGCGGAAACACGTTCCCGATCCGCGAGGACATCGCCAACGCGCTGCGGGACGCGCCCGCATTTCGCAGGCTGCTTCGCATAAACACGGGCGATCACGATCAGAATCTTCTCGGATGGGCGGACTACATGCGCGAGGCGAAGGCAGCACGCTGCTCGGTCGTACCTCGCGGATTCGGCTACGATACGGTGCGCATGTGGGAGCACGCGCTTTGCGCGCCGCTGTGCGTGCAGCGAACGCCGTTGATCATGGCGAATCCATACACGCACATGCAGGACTCGTTGTGGTGGAGCACGAAGGACGAGTGCCTGTCGAACATCACGCGCGTGGCTGAATCCATCGAATTAAAAGAAGTACTACTCCATGAAGCGCTCGCGCACGGCGTGCGGCATCACACGTCGCGAGCGCGAATGGAAATTATCAAAGGCGCGCTCGAACGCGTAACGAACGCGAAAGGACTACGCAAATGAGTGAACTCACACCAGAGGAACTGCGCAACGAGATCGAACGTGCGGAGAAACGCAGTCGCGTGAACCGAACAGCGGAGGAGTGCTATGCCGAACAGAATCCTGGCATAGGCGCAGGCGCGACCACGTTCGACTATCTGAAGGAACTGACAACTGTCGAGCTAAGCAGCGCGCACAGGGTACTTGACATCGGTTTCGGTGAGAGTGAGTCACTGCTGCTTTGCGAGAAGGCGGGCTGCCAGGTCATCGCGGGCGTCGACATCTGCCAAGATAGCGTGCGTATGTTTTACGACAAAACCGGACAGCACTACGATGGGCAGACATATGGCGCGCGCGACGGCATGCAGGTATACAAGCTCGACGCATCGCACGAGCCACTGCCGTTCGACGATGACACGTTCAACCTCGTGCTGTGCACGGAGACGATCGAGCACTGCTCGAATCCTTTCCACGTGATCAGCGAGGCGAAGCGCGTGCTCGAACATGACGGCCTGCTTCTTATGGCGTTCCCGATGCCGGAGAACAACTTCGGCTACGGCGGCGGCCAGCACGCGCACGTGTACCCCGGATTCCTTGAGCGCGAGTCGTACGAGATATTCATGAAGCAGATGTACTTCCGCGCAATGAAGCGCGGAGAGAACGGCGCGAGTGCGTGGTACGCGTGGCGCAACTACAAAGGGCCGGGTGTCGTTGACGTGTTTCGCATCGTGTCGGGAAACTATGAAGAAGATCAACTCTTCGGATGCCTTGCATGAGATGGGACAACGAAGTCGAGGACTGGCAGGGCTACCTTCCAGGTCGCGCTACCTACTCCGAGTATACGCGCCCCATACTTGAAGTTGCCGAGCACACGCCAACCGACATCAACGTCTACTACCGCGACCAGTTCAACGAGTGGGCGGTGAACACGGGCGGATCGATAAACGTCGCGGGCATGCGCCGTTTCTATTCTGATCCTCTCGGCATGTTCGCGCGCTTTCGCGCATTCGAGCTAGGACCGGAGAACTGCTTCTCGCGCGTCATCAAGATGGGCAAGAAGCGACACGCGCAGCAGGAGTATCACTGGCTGTACAACGAGGTCTACAACCGCATTGGCCGAAACGTACCGCTCTGCGTTCTCGATCACGGATGCGGACACGGTCGCGACGGGATCGCATTCATGCGAAACGGTTGGCACGTCGCGTTCGTCGACTATAAACTCCCGAGCCTGGAGATGTTGCTCGACATGGCGCGACGGAACTACGACTCCCACGCGGACGAGACGCACTTCCTCGGCCTGTTCGAGCCGAGCGACGCGCCAGCATATGCAGGGAGGTACCACGTCGTCGTGTCGCAGGACGTGCTCGAACATTGTCTCGATCCGATTGCGGAACTTCGCGCGCTGCATGGTGCACTTCACGACGATGGCCTACTCGTGCTCGGTACGTTTTTTAATTCATGTAACGGGCAAGACCCGCAGCATCTTGAAGAGCACGCTCATTATCAGGATACTTCTCTGTGGTTCGCGGAGCTGGAGCGCGTCGGTTTCAAGCTCGCGCAGAAAGACGCCAACGGCGTCGAACGAATCTGGAGGAAAATATGATGCTACGCTTCCTCGCGAGACTGTTCACGTTGCGCGTGGAAGTCACGCATCATCTGGACAACGAACAAATGGTGGCTGTGTTGGCCGCCATATATGACAGACGAGCCGCGCGAGAAGCGCTGCTCAACGCCATCAAGGAGGTGAGAAAAATGGGAGTACTAGGTGATCGCATTCTGGCGGGCGTCCGTCAAGAAGCAACCGTGCGTGCTGGTACCGCGAAGCTGCTGGAGAACTTCATCCAGTTCGTTCGTGATAACGTGACCGACCGCGAAGCGTTGCTTCAGGCCGCGACGGAACTCGAAGCCGACATCGTGAAGGGTCAGGAAGACCTCGCCGCTGGCACCGCCGCCGAGGATGAACTCGGCCTGCCGGACGACGAAGAAGTCCCTCCGACCGTTTAGCTTGTCGCTAGATTACTACCTCCCGCGCTGGCCTCACGTGCCAGCGCGGTTGAAAGTAATTCAACGACGCGAGGGCAAGGCATGAACATAGCAATTTCTGGCGGCGCATTATGACTTATGATGTCGTAATAATCCTTTTCTTATTTTTTCTTTGTGCTCAACGGTACGTGGGTACTTATGAAAGCACTTTTGCGAGCAGAATTTTGTGGGGCGCGATCGAATACGCCACGCCTTCACAACGAAAATCTTTTTACAACGAAGACATATTAATTTGGTATCTGTATTTTGATGGGCGAGCCTATGTTTTGATGGTCGTAAAGGTTGTAGATTTTCTATTCTGTCGTTTAAGCGATCGCCGTCTTTATGATGAAGTTCCGTATTCTTTGGATGAACGCGTTTCTTGTGCAACCACCAAACAACATGTGCGCGAAGGGAATAGCCTAGACTGTACGCACGTGGATAATCAGGGCGATACACACGAAACCTCCCCTTATTATCGACGTAACCCTCCTCCCATTTTTCTTCTGTCCATGTTTCTCTACCTCGTAAAAATTTCCCCGTTACAATATCTCTTTGAGAACTCATGTGTTTCTCCTTTCCGCTTGATTATACCGATGAATACCACCAGTCACAACACAAGGTGTATTACTGTATGAACATTGCAATTTCTGGCGGCGCGGGATTCGTGGGGTCATGGTTATGCAAGCTGCTTCTTGAGACGGGTAACCATAACGTGATCTGCATCGACGACTACTCCGGCACGGACGGGCGGCACGTCGCGGAGATCAAGCAGCACTTTCCCGAACAGTTTCACATATACCGCGCGGACTGCAATTGCCTCGCGCTAATGCGTCGATTGTTCAAGACGCACAAAATCGACATCGTCGTGCACTGTGCGGCGAACGCGCGCGAGAGCGCGTCGCAGTTTCAACCCGCAGCGATCGGGCAGCGCAACCTCGCGGCGTATCTGACCGTGCTGTCCGCCGCGCTGTCCGAGAAAGTAAAGGGCATCATATGTTTCTCATCGCTTGCCGTGTACGGCGAGGGCAAGATACTGCCGCCGTTTCACGAGACGCACCCGACCGCGCCGGAGGACATATACGGCGTGAACAAGGAAGCGATGGAGAGGTGCACGAAGATACTCTGCAACCTGCACGGCATGGCGTGGGCGGTCGTTCGCCCGCATAACGTGTTCGGCGAGTGGCAGTGCCTGAGCGATCCGTACCGCAACGTCGTCGGTATCTTCATGAACAAGATCATGCGCAAGGAACCGCTCGTGCTTTTCAATAGCGGGAATAATATACGGTCGTTCTCGTACATACTTGACTGCGCGCCTGCGCTCGTGAACCTCATCGAGAACCTAAAGAAGCACAACGGGCTCACCGTGAACATCGGCGGAATAAAGCCGATCAAGGTACTCGATCTTGCGCAGAGTGTGCTGACCGCGATGGGCGAAACCACGTTCGATCTGGAGATGGCACCCCCGCGCCCGCTCGAAGTCGAGGTGGCATACACGACGTGGGATAGACAAGTCGACCACTTGCTGTATACTGAGCGCTATGGTTGGGAGGAGGGCGTCCGCCGCATGGCGGCATGGGCGCTTGAGCAGGGACCGCAAGAGTGGTCCAGCTTCGACGAGATCGAGATCGACTCGCCGCTGCTTCCGAAAGCATGGAGAGAAATGGACCCGCGACTGCGCGGCACTGTCTAAGAAACGCGGAGGCTCAAGCCATGGCAGCCGAGACATACGCATACGGCGACAACGCATACGCCACGAAGGAGCTTGTGCAGGGACACGGCTCCGAGTTTTCTTTTCCGACCGGGTGGAGCGACGACGAGATCAACGTCGAGATACTTCGCGCATCGAAGACGATCGACCTCGTGACGGGAAAGCACTTCGGCTATTCGCTGATGACGCTCCTGCTCGACGGCAACAAGACCGCGACGCTGTTCACGTCCGCCGCGCTCTCGTGGCGAATCGTGAACATATCGTCCGTGAAGAAGCGCGAGGACTACGGCGACGCGTTCGACGAGACGATCGACGCGACCGACTACACGATGGGGCGTTCGCGCAAGTCGATCATTCGCACGGACGGCGACGTGTGGGAAAAGGGAATTAAGAACTACCAGGTGGTCGGGCGCTTCGGGATGCGACACGTGCCGGAGCCGATCAAGATTGCCTGCATACTTCTCGCGCGTTACCAGATAGACCCGAAGTCGGTGAGCAAGTTTGAGAAATACATCAGCGAGAACTTCGGCGACGGCTACAGCTACACGCGCGAGTCGTCCAAGAAGAACGCAGTCGCATCGGCACCGCGCTCCACGGGCGTGCTCGTCGTCGACAACATACTCGCGAACTACATATCGTCGAAGCCGCTGTTCGCGATTCCGGGATCGTAGACGTGCCGATCGAAGATCGCATGGACAAGACAGCAGCGTTGAAGCGAATCAACAGCGCTGCGTCCGCCGTGAGCGACGGCGCGGGCGGATTCACGAAGACGCCCACCACGGTCACGTCCGCACTGCGATACGTGCGCTGGCAACCGTCTGCGTACGTTCGGCAGACGCTGCGCAGTGAGCACGGCCTGCAAGCCAACGCGAGTCTGTGGAACGCGGCGATCGAGTACAGCGCGAGCTACACGCCCGCAGAGCGCGACTGGATCGTTGAGGACACGACGGGACTCATCTTCAGAATTATCGGCATACAGCCGCGCACGAACGCGGCGAACGAGACGCACCACTGGACGGCGCTTCTCGTTAGATTATCCTCAGAACCGAAAGAGGCGTGAGCATGATCGACGAGACATACGGCACCTGTCCCCTCATGGGAAGACCGTGCCCAGGCGCGAGCAACTGCGCGCCCGCGCAGTTTCACTCCACCATGCTTCACATCGAGGCCATGCGCGCCGCGACCGACGAGGAGGCGGCGTCGCTGCGCCAGCCCGCGATCTGCCCCATCGTGCGCCTCGTGGACGCGACCAGCGTGACCGCCAGCGCGCTTCTGCCCCTCGTCTTGGGTGATTCTATGCCCGAGCCTCCCGAAGAGACGCCAGAGGTCCGTAGAGCGCGCGAGGCAGAGGAGCATCGCCGCCGCGTGATCGAGAAGACAGGTATCGACAAGGGATACGCGACATGAGCACGTCGTTCGCATCGCTGAACGCAGGCTTCGCCGTGGACCTTCGCGACCTTACGGAGTTCCAGAAGAGCGTCGATCAGATGCGCCTCGACTTCGGGCCTACGTTCAACAAGGTCAAGCCGACGTTCGGCGCATACATGCGCTACTCGGCCGTGCTGGAGTTTGGCTGGCGCGACAAGCGCATGGCGCGCTTCCACGTGCGCGGTGGTAGCGTCGTGTCGTCGGACTCAGGCATACCGCACATCTACCCCGCGATACGAAACAACGCGAAGGCCATCACGGAAGTGCTTTATGATCGCGTACGCAAGTACGTGGACGTGAAGCTGAAGAGAAAAGGTTCCGAGTCCGCTCATTTGAAGGAACTCGAAAAGGCGTGGGGTGCGGCGTTGAACGATAAGCCGCGTCGCTACGCCGTCGAGCGTGCGCCGTATCAATACGGTTTCCACCGGCGCAGTATTCAAGGCAATGCCTACGAAATCGATCCTGCGAAGATTCGCGAGATGCGCGACAGAGCCAAGGCGCAGCATAGAATCAAATCTGGCAAGGCGCGCAAGCTAAAAGAAATGGACATCTAAAATGGCGAAGGAAGTAGAGGCACGAATCCGCAACGCGTTTGGTGCATGGCTGCGCACGTCGAGCGACCTTGTCACGCTCGCGACAGACGCGAAGCGGATACGCGCGGACAATCCGAACGTGCCGATCGTCGTGCCGTGTGCTGTGTTTCAACTATCAACGCAACCGCTCGACACGCATAACGATTCGATCATGCTCAGCTATGCGACCGTGACCGTGTTTCATGCCGACAAGGCGAGCGCGCTCACGATGATAGGCTGCGTGAAGGAACTCGCGAGGCAGACGAATAACAGGGACGCTTCCTTTTCCGACACGTATGTTGCTACACTGGGCATCGCGTGGATAGGAAGCGACGAGGGGGCCGCGACGCTGCGGTCAGCAGGATCGGATGCTTCTCTTGAGAATGTGTTTCAGTGCGAAGCGCAAGTTCGCTGGATATGGCGCGAGCTTCCGCAAGCATAACAGGCAGAGGGAAGGAGGTGAGATAGATGCCATACATTACGTACGACACACCCGATGCGCGAAATATCATCGTCGGTGCCGGTGACCTGTACATGGATGGTGAGTACATGGGCTACACGACGGACGGGATTACGATCCGCAAGACGAACGAGTGGCTTGACGTTATCGCCGATCAGGCAGGCAAGAAGCTGAAGAAGATTCGCACGCTCGAATCCATGATGCTTCTGACGCAGCTTCTCGAAGCAACGCTCGACAACCTCGCGGCGATGCTGAACGAACCGGCGTCCAATCTGGTAGCAGGTTCAATGTACATTCTAGGCGACTCGTCGTTGACGACGACGGAACATTCGTTCAAGGTGGTCGGCCCCGGTCCCGGTACGATGATCCGCACGGTGAACTTGTTCCGCGGCGTGATCATCAGCGACGTGGAATACCCGTTTAAGCGCGATGCCGTGAGTCAGCTTCCGCTGGAGGCCGAGCTTCTCGGGGATTCCCGCTACAACGACACGTTCGGAAATTGGTTCGACGCGCCGCCTGTATAAGCAGCGGTAAACGTCAAACTCCATGAGGATAAAAAGCTTTTAATGAGCGCACAAACACAAGTAGTCACTACGGGCGTCGAACCTGGCAGACCCGTATTCGAGACGCGCGACCTAGACTTCGTGTCGCTCCTGCTCTCGCGATCGATGTACGCGGTGAAGACGGTCGGCGAGGGCGTGGCGCATCCCGTGCAGTCGCGCGTGCGCCTCGCAGACGTTTCACCATTCATGAACAAGGACGCAACAAACCCGGAGAAGGGTGTTCACTACACGTTTCTGCTTCAGAGCGAGGACGGCGAGGAGACCGAGAAGCAGCTCTCCGATCGCATGGCGCACATCGAGTTGCTGTTCATTAACAAGCAACTCTGCGTAGAGCCGATAGGCTTCAGCGCATGGCGTCGGCAACTTCGCACGTGGATGACCGAAACGGACAAGCGCCGCCGCAACTTCCTGCACGATCACAACACGCGGCAGCATTCATCCTCGCGACGATAAACGTCTCTCACATAGCGCGACACTGCGCAAAAGGAAAACTATCATGATCGAGCAGAACCACAAAGAAGTACTGCGTCGTCTGACGAACAACAGTTTCTACGTGAAGCTGGAGTTCGACGAGCGGATCGAAGGCGAGGAAACATCCGAGCGCGTCTCGCTGAGCGTGCCGTGCCGCGAGATACCCATGAGCACGATGCTCTACGTGCTCGCGGAGATCACGAAGGAACTTGGCGAGAGCGCGCTCACGAGCGGGTCGTTGCTCGGCAACTACCTTGAACAGCTCGCGCAGGTAGAAGGCAGCGACGACGACGCGAAGGCGCAGCGCAACAAGATATTCGGCCAGCTCATCGGCGCGCTGCTGCCTACGATTTTGAACACGCTTCCTCGTCTGCCGCATCTCATCGGTCGCATTCTCGGCGATTGCATCATTGGCGCGACGCCGGATGATGTAGAGGCGCTCGGCTTCGCGCAGTCCATGAAGGTACTCACCGCGATCCTGAACAGGATCGACAACGCCGAAGTGAAGAAGCTCGTCGTTGATTTTTTTACGGCGCTGTGGGGCAAGATCAAGAGGTAGTCTCACAGCGACGAGAGCCACGTGTCGGCGTCTTGCAGGCCGAGATCGTGGCGGACATACTCAGCGTGCTCCCGTCTGTGCCGCTGCATGACGTGAGCACCATGTCCATGTTTCAGGTATCCGCGTTCACGCGCGCCGCCGAGATACGCAGAACGCGCGCGGAGCTGCGTGAGATGTGGGTTACGCACAGTAGCGGTAAGCCTCTTGAAGATGAGTATCGTGCTGTGCAGCATAGGCTTTCGGATATGCTCTACGAACCGGTAGTACTACCTGAGAGGGCCGTGCAGCAGCAGCGTGAATTTGAGGAGAAGCGGCGTCGCGGCGAGACTTATTATCAACGCAAGCAAAAGCAAAGCCACTTCCTGTACACTACGCCACTGAAGCGTGGTCGCTTCTCGATCATGAAGCGCATGGGCGAGGGCGCGCGCGGTAGTAAGACGATTCGTGCCGTGCCGAGGAGATTCGGCAAGGGCTGAGGAGTAACGCAGTGGGACTTGGCGATACAATCGGTTCTGTCATCATCAAGTTCGTGTCGAATACCGTGGACTTCGACAAGGGCCTTGAGAAGATGTCGAGCGGGTCGAAGGCACTCGTCAGCAATCTAAATAACGTCGCGAGTGCGGCAGGCGACTTCGGTCGCCAGATGACGGGACTTGCTGCTGTAATCTCCGCGCCGTTGATCGGCGGCGTGAAGTCGATGATGGACTTCGACGCGGCGTTCCACGAAGTGCTATCCATCATCACTACGCCCATGAGCAACACGGCGATCGATCAACTTCGTGCGGGCGTGCTCGACCTCTCGAAGACGATGGGTATAGACGCAGTCGAGGCCACGCGCGGTTTGTATCAGGCCATCTCGTCCGGCATACCAGCAGACAACGTGCTCGACTTCATGAAGACGGCGGCCATCGCCGCGAAGGCAGGCACGACCGATCTCTTCACGTCCGTCGACGCGCTGACTACTGTTGTCAATTCCTATGGTGCCGAAGTTATGAGCGCGGAGAAAGCAAGCGACTTGCTTTTTACAGCCGTGCAGTTCGGTAAGGTGGAGTTCGACGATCTCGCGCAGGGCATCGGACAGGTCGCGGCGCTCGCGGCGCAGGCGAAGCTACCGTTCGATGAAGTCGCGGGAATCCTTGCCGCGATGACGCAGTCCGGTCTCGTGCCCGCAGAGGCGATCACCGCACTGAAAGGTGCGATCGTGTCCATACTCAGCCCGTCCGACCAGGCCGCGAAGGCCGCAAAGGAGATGGGCGTCGAGTGGAACGCTTCCGCACTTGAGTCTAAAGGACTCGTCGCAATGCTGGAAGACCTGCGCGTGAAGACTGGTGGCAGTGCAGAGAAGATTGCGATGATCGTGCCGGAGATACGCGCAATGAACGGTGTCATGGTAGCGGGCGCGCAGAACGGAAAAGTTCTCGCGGACGCGATGACAGCCGTAGGCAACGGCACGGGCGCGAGCATGCGTGCGTTCGAGGAGATGGAGAAGTCCGTCAAGGCATCGTGGGACAAGATCAAAGCGAACATAAAAGTAGCGGCGATAGAAATAGGCGACGCGCTGCGCGACGACGTGGAGGTCGCGCTCGACAAAGTGCTCGTGAAGCTTCGCGAGTTCTCCGCGTGGATAGACAAGAACCCCGCCGAGTTCAAGGAGATGGTCAGTACGTGGAAGGACTGGGCCATCGCGATCGGCGCGGTTGGTATCGCATCTCTCGTGCTTGAGAGAGTGATCAAGTTCGGCACTGCGATCATTACGCTGTTCGGCGGCGGCGCGAAGGCCGTGAAGTTTCTGTACGCCGCCTTGTCGTCTCCCGCCGCGTACAACGCGGTGATGCTGCTCGGTGCGGGCATCGAGAAGGTAGCATTCGCGATCGGTGCACTCGGTGCGACTACGGTCGCTACGTTCGCGGCCATCGGCGTCGGTGCGGTCGTCATCGCGAACGAAGCGCGCAAGACAGGCAACGCGCAGGAAGAGATGACGAAGTCGACGGAGAAGACATACACAGCCGCGCAGGAGGCCGCGAAGAAGTTCGGCGTTGAGAACAGCAAGATGCTGGTGAAGTACGCCGACGACGTGAAGAACGCCACGAATGAACAAGACAAGCTCGTGAAGATGCAGATGTACGCGAACGAAACCGCGAACATCATTTCCGCAGACCGCCGCGCAAAGGAGGCGGAGCTTCAGGCGGAGATGATGAAGACCGTTGAGGCGATAGGCCAGCAGGAGAATGCACTTCATCTCACGGACGCGGCATGGCTTATTCACAAGGAGACTGGCGTCAGCGCGACGCAGGCCGTGATGATGGCGAACAAAGAACTTGCAGGAGCGGTAGACATATCACGCGACGCCGCTGCAAAGGCTGCACAATCCGCTATAGAGAATTACGAGAAGATGACCGATGCGGACAAGAAGTATCTTGAGCAGACACTGAATACACAAATGGAGCGCGAGAAGTTCGCGCAGATGGACGTAAAGCAGCAGGAAGAGTTCGTCGCTATGCATCTCAAGGCGAACAACTTCGTGAACGCGTCCACGGCCGAGCGCGCCGAGATCATGCTGAACTACCGCAACAAGGAAATCTCCATCGACCAGGCCGTGCTCGCCGTGAAGCAAGACTTCACGGACAAAGAGATCGCACTGCTTGAACTCGGCATGAACGCGGCGGACATAGCGGCGCAGCGAAAAGAACAAAGCGGCAAGGACGATACGGCGGCGCTCGCGGAGAAGCTCGGCCAGGACGCGCAGCTCATGGACAAGTTCGTCGCGGACACGCAGAAGCGCATCGACCAGCTAATCCAGCAGCGCGAGTCATTAAAGGCAGCGCAGGCCGCCGCCGCCGAAGAAGGCGACGTGAGCGGCTACCTGAACTACTCGCAGCAGGTAGAAGCTGCGAACCATGCGATCATCGCGTCGCAGCAGGAGCTCGACCGCGTGCGCACGCAGGCCCACGCCAACCTCGTCACGAACTATGCCGAGGAGATGGGCATCGACTTCGAGCGCGCGCAAGCGTCGATGGAAGCGAATGAGATCGAGGCAGCCGCACTCGCGCAGCGCAAGGAGCGCCTCGGAGAAAACTTCGCGGCGGTCACGGACAGCCTCGGCCAGTACAAGAAAATCTACGAGCAGCTAAACGCCGATCAGAAACTCGCAATCGACGGTCTGATCGCGAACGTGCTCGAAGCAGGCATTGCCGTGAACGGCACGCAGCAAGGAATCGCGAACGCGCAGGTGCAGGCGACGGAGGCAGCGCGCAACTCGCTCGCGGCCATGTCTAACGAGGCCACGTCCGCAAATTCCAACTTTCAGTTGTCTCTCACGAACTCGGCGAACGTCGCTGGCGAGATCACGCCGAAGATCGCGGAGAGCTTGAAGGTCGTCAATGCGGCATACATCGAGAATCAGCAATTCATTGCAGCAACGAACAAGGAGATCGAGTACCAGTCGCAGGCGATCAAGAGTCTCACGGCAGCGGGCGGCGATCACACCGCTGAGATCGCGCAGCGTCAAGCGAAGATCGTAGAACTGACCGGCTCGCTAAAAGAAGCGAGCGAGGGTACCGACATGATGACCGTAAGCATGTCCTGCAACCGCACGGCGATGGTCGAGGCGACGCAAGTTTTGTCCGCGCAGATTCAAGAGGTAGAAAAGGAAATAATGGCGCGCCGTCAGGCTGGAGAGTCCACGACCGAACAACAAGCGCGCCTTCGCATACTCAACGCGGAGTACGACCTCACCACGCAGAAACTGGAAAGCGTCGGTCTCGGATCGCAGGCAGCGAAGATCGGTATTGAGTCTACGGGTACGGCTGCTGGCGGCGCTGCGGGCGAAGTAGGCAAGATGGGTACTGCCGCTGGCGAAGCGGCGACGAACGTCGGCAAACTCGCGACTACTACCGAACAGCTTCCCGCAGCGGCAGAGAGAGGTCTCTCGCAGACAAAAGGTAAGTGGGATGGTTTCTTCAACTGGATGTACACCGAGCTTGGCCTTCTCGGCAAGGCCATAAAGTACGTGCTCGATCCGTCACAGACAGGGTCGCCGTCCATGAATCAGTACATCGCGATCGGCCTCATGGAAACGGAGAAGGTCTACAAGTCGCGTCTCACGAGTTTGTCCGGATCGCTGGATGACTTTCGCTCGCGACACGCGTTGGCATTCAGTCAGATGGGGGAAGACGTGCCTGGTATCGGCACGCGAGGTGGTGGTGGCTCCATGCAGGCGAGTGCAAAGGCCGCGCCACAAAAACAGAACACACTAAAAACGACGACGACTAACCTTGGCGCGGGCGGCTACGTCGACGCGAATGGGAACCTCGTCGTCAATACAAACTTCGAGCAGACGACCGAGTACAAGAAACTCGGCAACGCGGCGGACAGTGTAGCGCAGGAAACAGTGCGAGTGTCGCGATCGCTTCGCAAGTTCTCGCGCGACATGGAGGATTCACTTCTGAGTAGCGTGTGGTCTGGAGGGCTGCGATCCTCTTCCGGTATAGGCGGTGGAATCGCAGACGGAAGATCGCGCTTCGACATACCGCCCATGACGCAGGACTCCCTAGCAGACAAGATAGGCAAGGCCGTTGCCGAGGCGATGGTGCCGACGAACACGACGGGCCTCGCGCTGAACGTGAACTATCACAAGCCACCCGTTGTAGAGGAAGAACGCGCCGGAACCTCGCGACTTGGCCCGAGGGAAGAGTCTAGCAGGTATCGCCGGAGGTACTACTGATGAGCATAGCGCCAACGAGACTCTATCGTCCGACCGTGCAGAAGGGATCGACGTACTACACGTTGCCTGTTCCATTCGACACGACGAGCGAAGAATTACAGATGCGCGTCTCCGCCGTGGACATCCCGCTCGTGGAAGGGAAACTCGTCACGAACGTGGTGCGTGGCGCGCGCGTCATGCAGCTCAGCGGCATGATCGTGGAGGACACCCCCGGCGACGTGCTTCTTACGAAGGACGCGCTTGAGGCGTTCTTCTACGACGCGCCCGCGACGACGTTTCACTTCTATAGATATTTCTCGGCGGAGTTCAGTTACTATCGCTGGTTCCCGGATTGCATCTGCACGGGGATCAACTTCGCGCACACGTCGAAGACGGTCTATCATCTCCCGTACACGCTCGGCATCATGTGTCCGATCGGGCGCGAGTACGTGAGCGGTACGTATCCTGGAGCGAGCAGCGGCGACGACGCCCTGCCGAGCGGGTCGCAGCGACTGTACGCGCCGCTGATCATCGATCTCGATTCTGACGACGGGTCGTCCGCCGTGATCATTCGCAACGCGTCGCAGCAGACGATCGCGCGCATAAAGTCAGACGGCACGATCGAGGTGGTCGGTCAGATCATCGAGACGGCGAGCATCGCGTAATGCCTACCATAGCGCCAGTCGTGATAGGCCCAGTCACGTTTCTCTACATCGACATCGACGCGAGCGATCCGACGAGCGCGATGCTGACGATCATCAGAAACGGAACGGACTCGTTCAAGCTCGCGCAGGACGGAACGATCCAGACGCTCGGCTCGCTCGTGCAGTCCAACGTGGACGGCATGACCGACTGACGATCGTGGGCAGGCCGAACAATAACAGGTGGTCGAACCAACTCATGAAGAGCGTACACTTCACGCAGCTCATGCGGCGCATCAATGAGATCGAGTCGCTTCTCACGCTGGACGCAACTACCGTCAATGCCTATGCTTTCGACGTAAGCGCCTCGGGTATTTTCTATCCATACTACAAGCTGTCCCCGTTTACGATATACAACAAGGTTAGGGCCGTCGAGGCCGCATCTCCGTTTACCGAGACGCAACATTGGGGAAGTACAGGGTCAGGGGACGGGCAGCTCACGCTTGGTATAGCGAGCATAATCTTCGCAAGGCTTGCGCTGCTTGGCGGCGAGGTATACCTTTTCGATGCAGGGAACTATCGCGTTCAGGTTTTTTCCGAGGCGGGTGTTTACTCTCGAAAGTGGGGATCGTATGGGGGCGGATCGAGTCAATTCTGGTATCAACTTTCCATACGCGCGGTAGGGTCTGAGATATACACGTGCGACCAGTTTGGGCACGTATCCTTCAGGCCAAAGACCGTGCAGGTGTTCGACACCAACGGAAACTTTCAAAGATCATGGACAACATCCCTCCCGTCCCCAAACGAGGCAAATGGTCTCGCGATGGACTTCGACGTGGGTACTCTGTCAGGAACGACGCGCGTTGTCGTCCCGATATTCCACAGCACAGGCGCAAACAGCAACATCCTCCGCGTGTACAGCACGACGGGTGTGGAGATAGCATCCATCAACACGCTCGCGGCAGGTCCGCGATCTTGCTGCATTCACGACGATGAAATATATTTGCTGGCGAATGGCACGGTGTACGTCTACACGGCGGGGCTTTCTCTTGATCGATCGTGGGCTGCCACGAGCGGATCGTGGATGCGCGTGTATGACGGCGAGGTATTCGTCGGAACGTCCTCCGGCACGATAAACGTGTACGACACGGTCGGAAACCTAGATCGCACTCACACGCCGGAGATAGGAACGGCCGCGCTGAGTCAGACTATTTTTTATCACCTCTCGAAGGACGGATCGCAGACCTCGCTCGGAACTCCGGACGGCGGCGTGAACGTGCCCGCGATCAACGCGATCTATCAAGGCATATCCGGCAGCGAGTCGCAGCGCGTGCGCGTTCCTGGCACTTACATCTTGCAGTGCCGCGTGGCGATAGAGCGAATCGTCGCGCTCGGCGCGATAGAGAATCCAAAGACGGGTAATCCGTACACGCGCGACGATGGCGACATCACGGACAATGTTCACTACATTGCGATGAACGCGCTCATGCGAGACTACGGACTCGCAGGCGAGACGCTCTATTCATGGGCGCGCCCAATACAGACGGACTTCGTTGACTACTACGACGTTGACATCGGCGAGTTGTGGCGCGTGGTGGAAGTGCTCTACGATGCTGCGAGACAGCAAGGACTTCTCTGATGCCGGCAGCAGGATATAACAGAAAAATTTACATCAACGGTCGTCAGTACCAAACGAAGATCACGTCGTGCAACTTCGCGTGGAACGACGACGTGGGCTGCGTCGATGCGTCTCTTGAGATACCCGCCGCCGCGTTCGATGACTTCCTCGACATGGAGTACGGCGACAAGGTAGACATCCGCTACGGGTCCGCGAAGTCCACGCGCTGGTGGGGCGGCACCATCAGCGAGATCACGAGCGGCATCGGCAAGGGACTCTCGATTCACTGCAACGGATTCTACACGCTGCTCGACGAGATACGTCCGACCGGGAGGTTCGGTTACCTCGTCACGACCGCGACGCCCGCGAACCTCGTGGCGAGCGACAGCAGCACAGGCGGCACGATCCCCGCTGGCACGTACGACTACAAGGTCACTTCCGTCGACGCGAAGGGAGAGACAGCAGCGAGCAGCGCCGACCAGGTGATACTTACCGGGTCAACGTCGAGCGTGGAGGTCTCGTGGGACGCGGCGCAGGGCGCGACGGGCTATCGCCTGTATCGAAAGAAGTCCACCGACTCCGACTGGGTGTACTGGACCGTGAGCGAGACGACGTTCACGGACACGAACGGCACGACGGGCACGACCATCTCCGCGCCGCCGAGCGCGACCACCGCGACGGAGGCAACGATCGCGGACAACGACATCGAGTCCGTCGTGAACTACCTGCTCGACACGTTCCTCACGGATGACCTGAGCAAGGGCACCGTCGACGTTGGCGGCGACGTGGACCTCGACGACTACGATCTTACGAACTCCTCCGGCTCGCTGCGTGAGGTACTGCAAACGCTCGCGAAGATAGCAGGCGACGCCATGTCATACGTGGACGAGTACGGCGCGGTGCACTTCACGCTGCGCGGCGATCCCGAGACGGACAGCGTCCCGAACAAGCACAAGTTTGTAGTCGGCAAGTCGGGCGGCGAACTCATCGGCAGCGTCGCGAACGCGTCGCGCAAGAAGACAAAGGATGGATCGCCCACCGTGATCGTGGAGGGAGAGGACGCGCTGTCCGACGAGGATCAGGCCGATGCCGACCTCGCGGCGGACGACATCTCCGACATCGACGACGGCACGATCCACGTGAACCTGCAGGACTACCTCATCGCGAAGCGGTGGGTGCTCGGCGCGAATCCTATCGCGGCGAAGCAGCTCTACGGCAACGTGCAGGACGTGCCGTTCCTGTCTCCCGTATCGAAGAACTTCTTTCTTGAGAACGACAACGTGACGCGCAAGAGCATCTCGTCCGGCGACCTGAAGAAGTACATGCAGATATTCCCCGCGCTGTGGAAGTTGTATCGCGGCTACCAGTGGCCCGCGAACGCCACGGAGAACTTCACGATCGCGGTGATCGTCTACTGCAACCGGCAGCTCGCGAAGATGAAGGGCATACGCTACGACGTGGAGGTCACGTACGACGACACCGACACCGACATTCGCCTTGCGTCCACGTCGCGGCTGCGCCCGCTCGAAGTGTACGCGCCCGGCGTGAAGACATGGCGCACGTCCATGATGGTCGCGGGGCGAGAGACGATCCAGAAGCCTGCCATGATAGACTCGTGGTCGATCGACATCGAGAGCGTGACGCAGGTGGTACGCCCCGGACTCGACATCATCCAGTTCACGTCGCGCAAGGGCAGCACGTACAAGCTGCGCGTGTCCAGCGCGAGCTACTCGTTCGACGACGATCCATCCGTGACGCTGCAATGCGGCGACAAGGAAACGAATCCAGACCAAGAGAACGAGATGCTGAAGAAGAAGGTCACGAAGATCGGCGAGCGCAACGCGTTCAAGGGCGTGTGGCGGCCCGCCAATTCGAGCATACTGATTCCATAAGGAGGACTAAGGTGAATACTCGATCCCTCATGAGATCGCTCAGCACGTGGCAGCCCCGGCGTTCCCTCGCCGCGATGTTGACCGTCGCCGTGCTCTCGCTTCTGCCCGCGCAGGCCCAGTACACGCTCAACAAACTCACGAACAAAAGCGGCGGCACAGTCGCAGCCGCGCGCGTGGTCGTAGCGGACGTATCTAACGCGAGCGCGTTCACGACGACGGCCACGGACGACGCGAACCGCGTGCTCGGCGTTACTACCGCAAGCGTGAACAATAACGCAGTCGGTCAGGTGGCGCTGTTCGGCATGACGGAAGTCTACTGTGACGGCGCGGTCGCACTTGGTGACTATCTCGTCACGTCAAGCGCGTCAGCGGGATATGCCGAATCCAATGGCAGCGATCCGAATGCTGCGTTCGCAATCGCCGTCGAAGCAGGGTCGAACACAAACATAAACTGCGTCGTTCTCGGCCCGACACCGACGATCTCCGGCACGTCCGGTAGCTTCTCATCGATCACAAATACAGGCGTATATACGGGCAGCGGCGCGATCACGAACACGATTAACGATGCTGGCACGAATGACGTCGTTACCGTCGCGAGTTTGTTTCACACATCGAGTGGCACGCCCGCAGCGGGACTCGGTGCGAAGTTGCGCCTCGGCGCGGAAGATAGCGCGGGCAACTCAGAAGTCGCAGGAGAAATTCACGGGTATCTAACGACGGTCACGAACGCGAGCGAGCAGGGCGCGCTGCTCGTGAAGCTGATGAATGCGGGTACGCTGCAGGATGCCCTCTCTGTAACGGCCGGAAGCAACACGACGAGCCTCGTGGCCGCGCAGACCACACTTAATCTTTTCAACACAGTGGCGACGACGGTGAATGCGTTTGGCGCGGCGACTGCAATCGCAATTGGCGCGGCAAACAGCCAAGGGCAATTTGGCGCGGCAAGCGGCTCAAATACGCCGAAATGGAGCGTGGGTCTTGGCAACATGCGCCAGTTGTCGTCTACCCAATATGCAATTAGCGGCGGTACGACTCAATTCACAGCACTACTAAATGAGCATGCGGCGGCGGCTACAGCGACGTTGCAGTTTGATTTTCTGTCAGGCACACCAACAAGCCAGATCGTGCAGATTTTCCGTAATACGCCCGCATCTGCTGGCGTGGTGACCTTTGCGGTTTATTCGCCGAATACAAATACACAAAACTTTTCCGTCAATGCAAAAACCGGCGATACGACGATGGCCGGTGCGCTCACGGTAAACGGCTCCGGCTCCGTCTTCGGCGATGCATCCACAGACACATTCACATTCACGGGACGCATGCTCGTGCGCAGCGTCACGGACGCAGGCCCTATGACGGCAACTCCCGGCACACAACGCGAGATCGTTTTCAACACGTCCGACAATAAATGGTACGGCTGCACCGTGACGCACGGTACCGCTGCCCGTATATACGCCTGTATTTGTGATCGATGAGAAGCTACCGGACGTGCCGGAGATCGTCGGTGTCGGGCCGAGAACGACGCAGTTTATGTTTGTGTTCGACCCTGCTTCGACG